GGATTAACTTTAAATTCTACAAACAAACTGTGTTTTAATGACACAGGCACATTCATACATTCGAACGCAGATGGTGATTTGGACTTGAGTTCAGATGGCACAAATAATGATTCAATTAAAATTACTTCTGCTGGTGGTATTACCCTTGACGCTAATGAAACAAGTGCAACAGGAGTAATTAATTTAGATGCACACTATCATGGTTACGTAGGCTTAAAAGATAATGGAACTACCTATGGAAATTTTACAAATTTAAATGCTAGTAATTTTAATATTACATCATCAATAAGTGATGCTGATATGGTATTCAGAGGTAACGATGGTGGAGTAACTACCACAGCATTGACTCTAGACATGAGTGCGGCTGGAGCCGCAACATTCAATTCAACTGTGACAGTTGGTGGAGCAATGACGGCCACTTCGGTCATAGCAAACGATATTACATCTAATGGATCAAATGCAAATATAGACATAGCACCACAAGGATCAGGTAAAGTTCAATTTAATTCAGCATATACATTTCCAACATCAGATGGTAGTAACGGAAACGCACTTGTAACAGACGGTTCAGGTACATTGTCATTTGGCACAGTGGGAGATCCGTCAGCATCAGATCTAGCAGACGCAGTGGCTAGAAATGACAAGAGATTATTAATAGACAGACCTAGAGTGATTGACAAATTCGACATGACTTACTTTGACAGTGCCTTGTATTATGTTGTCACAAACGACTACACACACGACATTGTTAACATACAAAAACTTTCAGTTATTCATGACAATTCCACAGCAGGTATATCAGGTGTTGGTATAAACGGGTCAGACTCAGTGAATATGCCGACATTTACAGCAGACGTGTCAGGATCACTAGTGGTTGTCAAGGGAGAGATGAATTCCGATGACTCAACTACTGCCAGTGGTACAATGGGCGGCAGTGTTTCATTCTTTAGACTGGCGCTGGGAGACAATTCATCAGCGGCCACTTCTGGCAACACACAACTTATAATAAATGCAGATGTAGACTCAGCATCAGAATCATTTGACACATTTGCACACGCATCTTACAGAGGTGCCAAGTATTTCTTTTCAGTCAATAACGACAGTAAAACAGAATTAGAAAATTTTGAAGTAATGGTAGTGCATGACGGAAGTGATGCATACATGACACAATATGGTGGTGTGAGAACAGGTGACAACACACTTATTGTTGTGACCGCGGCAATATCAGGTAGTAACGTGGTTGTTTCGGTGGCAGGTCTAGAACCTAACCTTAGAGTCACTGCCAACATTATAAGATTGAAAGACACAATGGTATCTGACGCAGGTACATATGGCAACACAGAAGCAATAGCACCAGCAACAATATCATCAACTGCCACTGCAATCGCAGAATTAGACACTACTTCAAAAGGTAATGGTGCAGTGTTCTATGTTGTAGGTAAGAACGCAACAGAAGGTGCGTTCTCTATATCAGAGGTGTTCCTAGCAGTAAACGGAGATGGCACATACGGTGTTGCGTCACCAGGACACGTTAGTACAAAAGGCACAGATCAACTGTCATTCACAGCAGATTTCAAAGACGATGCAGAAGCTACTGTGCAATTACTTGCATCATCAACATCAGGTGGATCTACCACTTGTAGCTCTTACAGAATCAACGTATTAGCAAAATAATACCATAACACTGCTAAATATAGCTGTAATAACAACAACAACCATGAGGGATATATAGAACCATGACAACAAGAAACTTTAGAGTCAATAATGGACTAGAAGTAGGTGATGTAACAATTTCAGCATCAGCTAATACAATCACAGGCGGAGCAACGGGGGCACCAAGTGGTGACGGTGACTTTGCTAACAAGAAATATGTAGACGACCAAATTACTGCGGCGACTCCTACAACGATCGATTCGGGTACAACTAGTTTAGTTGCATCATCGACAAAATTACTTGCAACAGCGGCAGGCGTTGCACAGTTAACGATAGACGCAGATCAAGTTAGAGTACACGGAAACCTAGTAGTTGACGGTACAGAAACAATTTTAAACACAACAAAACTTTCAGTTGAGGACAACATTATCGAGGTGAACAGAAACATTTCTGCAAACTCAGGTATGCCAAGTTACTCAGGTTTGAAAGTAAACAGAGGTCAAACATCAACTGCTACAGAAGAAGATCTTTTCTGGGTATGGGATGAAACATTTGCAGATGACGGAACAACTATCCACGGTAACGCGGGTGGGGCCTTCACAGCATTAAGAGCCTCTACAGGTGCAGATAATGATGTTACAATTACAACAACTGAAACAAATTTAGTTGACGTTAGATGTAATGTAATCCATGCAATGGCCACTTCGGCGCAATACGCGGACATAGGAGAACGTTTCGAAGCAGATGCTCCGATGTCAGAAGGTGCAGTAGTGTCTTTAGGTGGACAAGCAGAAATCACAGAAACTACAACAGATATGTCAGACACAGTGTTTGGTGTAATATCTAGCAAACCAGCATACATGATGAACGCAGGCGCAGGTAACAATGAGTCACATCCATTTGTAGCAATGACAGGAAGAACTCCAGTCAGAGTTGCAGGTAAAGTGGAAAAAGGCCAAAGACTTGTTACTTCATCAATTAAAGGTTGTGCGAGAGCAGTTGAAACTGGTGAATCAATTTCACCATTTAACGTTATTGGTAGAGCTTTAGAAAGCAAAGACGATAGCGGAATTGCATTGGTAAATTGTGTAGTGAGAACTAACAACTAATAAATAATTTTACTTTTTAATAGAATTAAAAGGCGGCTTTCGGGTCGCCTTTTTTTTTAGGTGATTAGATCTAAAATGGTTTGCAGTTTTCCCTTTATGGATTTGTTATTGAGGGTATTCTTAAGTCCCATGTGCAAGTTTTTAGGCCAGCATTCAAAAGATGTCCAACAATATCCCGAATGTTCTGTGTTTAATTTTGGTATAAATTCTGAATCAATTGCTATGAGATATGTATGGAAGAAAAATTTTTGATCATTGGACGTAAACATTTCTAAAGGAATTACTTTTTTAAATTTTTGTGTGTTGCCAACTTCTTCTTGGATTTCTCTTTTCAATCCTTCAAATGCAGATTCGGTATATTTCATTCTGCCGCCTACTAATCCCCACATACCTTTTGTTTTTTCTGACGTTCTTTGCAGAAATAAAAAACGTTTAGTTGATGTGCTATAGAAAAGAGCACCTGAACATATTATATTGTCTTCCATACTATATTATAACAAATTGTAAAAAAATTATCAAGGAGTAGTTGCATCTAAAGTGGCATCGTAACCAGTATCTCCGCCACCATCTATCACGATAGACCAATTACCAGCAGTGTATATCCCTTCATATGATTTGACCCATTCCGTGCCATTGAATCTATATTGTATACCCGTGTTTAGATTGGTAACATAGTGTTGAGTAGAGTCAGGATGTGAAGCATCAAATACCTTGACCCATCTGCCTCCTGGACTATTACTAGCACGATATTCTATAATATCACCGATATTGGCAACTACTGTGCCCCAAGTATCACTGTAATAAGATGCAGTGGAGTCGCCCAGGTCATTGATGATTAAGTATCTAGTACCATCTGTTGGTGTTGACCCAGGATCAAATGTTGCAGGGTTTATTATTTTTGCAACTGCTGTTAATGTGTTTGCAGGAATAGTATCACTGTCTATGCTGTAAAGCAAAATTGTGTCATCTAATGTGCTTTTTGCAATAGTGCCTATAATTTCATTGCCGTTTGGTTGTGTGAGTCTTATCTGTGATGTACCGTTGGTTACTTTTCCGTATTGGTCTAATAAGACTTTCCAATTAACTGCTGGGCCAAATGTTTCAAAAGGATCTGCTAATCCTGGATCTCTGCCTCCTGTGTGGAATCCATCGCCTCCTGACTTGACACTTGTACCTGTCGTTCCTAATAATCTCAATTGGTTCCCTGTAACCAGTAGTCCATAATTATTTGGTGTGATATAGCTTCTTGATATTAGAGATCCGTCTATTAATCCTTTGGCTATGCCGCCATCGTCGTCGTATACACTCATTATAATTTTTTGTACTACACCTAATTTTTTAACTTTTACAGGTGGAGAAAGCCAAATTGGCATACTAAATGTAAGAGTTGCCACATCTATTTCTGTGTCTGCACCAACTGGAATAGTTCTTGAACTGAACGTTACACCAGTAAGTTCTACATAACTTAAACTTGTCCAATCAATGTAATTGTCTGTCTTTTGTATTTCAAAATCAGGATTGAATAGATATAATATTTGCTCTAAAATTTGTAATTTTTGGTCTGTGTTTGAACTCCATATATCTGCTGTAACCTCCAATCTAAACGGAGAAGGCATAACTTTTTCAATAGTGTATCCTGCACCAAGTTGGTTATCATATTCTTTTGTGGTCTCGTTGTAATTTCTTTCTCGTAAATGTTGTTTTTCTATGTGATAAGGATTTTGCATTCTTTCCCTATCAAATTCTAATTCTCTGACATAAGCGGCAATTCGTGGAGCATATTGTAATGCGTTCTCACTATTATTTCTAATAATATTTGCAACTTGTCTTGTTGGGTCTCCATACACTACCGGAACAGGTCGTAATGTTATTTGATCGTCTTTTCCTTTGCCTGTTTCAACAGAAAAATTACTTAAAACTCTTATAAATTGAGTTAAAAATTTCCTAATCTGTCCTTCGTAAAAGTGTAGCATTTTTAATTGTCAGCCTTTGGTTTTAATGCATTAGACAATGACTGCCTTTGGTCTACTGTCAAGCCATTGATCGTTCCTGATGTTGTATTGTTAACAAAACTTGTTTTGAAGTTGGCCCTAGTATCATTATTTGTTGTGCTTAATCTAACCGAATCTTCCATTTTTATCCATCTAGTGCCATCAAAACGGAATAATCTATTTGGTAAGAAATCCGTTCTAAGGAAGTAGTCTCCTTTGTCGACATTCGAACTTGGGAAGCTAATTCCGAAGCCTGCAGGATGTCCGTTTGGTCCGACTCCGTCTCCGTCTAAATAGAATCCATAGTGTGAACTTGCTGGCGTATCTATGGTAGAATTGATAGGTTTATCCGAACTTACTCTATCTGTGTCGTTCACATTGTCGGTTCTAATATTGCCTCTCTCATCGATAGGTGCAACATAATATTGTTTGTAATTAAATCCAGACTTGGGTGCGTCTGATTCTGCTTGAGCAACAATTTGCTCGTTGATTGTTTTTTCTCTGTTGTATGTCGACATATAACTTGCAAGAGAACCAGTTGTTGTAGCGTCTCCAAGTATGTCTCTGTATTCCTGAGAATCAACAAGAGATTTCATTTTTAATCTTAAAAGGTGTGGCCACCAAGTTGCAGAAAATCCTTCTGCCGCCCTGTTTACATCTTCCACAACATAATATCTTTTTAGTGCTATAGGTATACTCTCATCTAAAGAAAAATCATCTTTCATATGAGGGAATTCTATTACATCTCCTGCCATTGGCTTTCTGCCAATTCTTTCTACAATATCATTCAAGTGTACAGTCAAAAATAGTGTATCGTTCTGCAAGAACATTCCAAACTGTGATAAATTGAAGTCCGCATCTTGCACATTGTAAATTCCACGCACTATATAAATGTCATCGGCGTATTTTCTGTCTCTGTTTTCTAAAAATAATAGATCTTGTATAGTTCTTTCATTTAGGCTATCGCCCGAGTATTGTGGTTCCGTTGGACTTGCCTCTCCGTCTTTATTAGTATCTCCTTGATCGTAAGGTCCTAAATATTTGTGGAAGTGAAGGTCTGTTCCGCCCACCGTGAACATCTCTTTGATAGTACGATCAAAGAATTTGTAGTCATTGCCCTTCTCTGGCTTGAAAATGGATAATCTTGGCATATCACACATATTTATTGAATGCACAACGACTATAAATATGTGTATGTCAGAACTTCAAACAGGACAACAAGAAATATTTGATTACATCAAAAACAACCTCGGTGAGGGTATGGTGGATGTTGAATTAGACCCTAAACACTATCAAACGGCACTAGAAAGAGCAATTAATAGATACAGACAACGTAGCTCAAATGCAGTAGAAGAATCATATGCATTCCTAGAACTTAAGGAAAATCAAAACACATATATTTTACCAGACGAAGTTATTAACGTTAGAAATTTAAACAGAAGAACAGTGGGATCACGAACAGCTGGAGGAGAGGGCGGAACATTATTCGAACCATTTAATTTAGCATACACAAACACATATCTTTTGAGAGCAGGTGCAACTGGTGGATTGGCCACTTACTATGCTTTTGCGTCATATCAAGAACTAGTAGGAAAAATGTTTGGATCCTTTATACATTTTCACTTTGACGTTGCAACTAAAAAACTTACAATTACACAAAGACCTAGAGCAGACAGTGAAACTGTGTTAATGCACACCGACAATTTTAGACCAGATATCACGCTATTCAAAGACATCTATTCTAAACCCTGGATAAGAGATTATTCTTTAGCAGTAACAAAAGTTATGCTAGGAGAAGCAAGAGGCAAGTTCAACACTATTGCAGGACCACAGGGTGGAACTACACTAAACGGTGACGCCTTGAAGCAAGAAGGTCAGGCAGAAATGGAAAGACTAGACGCAGAGATAGGCAACTATCAAGAAGGTGGAACACCGCACAGTTTTGTTATTGGTTAATTCTAGCCAAAAAATTTTTAAATACAAGTGTCATGACGAATTCCAATTATAGAAAATATTCAGATCTTACAATCGACGAACTTGAAGAAGTTGTAAACGATATAGAGAATATGAGTATTGCCGCCTTGAAATATCAAAAGAAAGATCTCAGAATTACCATGCTTAAAACAGTACAAGAAGCAAAGAAAGAGATTGAAAAACGTCTAAAAAAATAGTATAATAATTAAATGTTAATAGGTATTGTAGGACTAATAGGTTCAGGCAAAGACACAGTTGCTGAAAGACTGGTTGCACAACACAGTTATAGAAGAGATTCATTTGCTAAAAGTTTGAAAGATGCAGTAAGTTCAATGTTTAATTGGGACAGAGAACTGTTAGAAGGCAAAACAGATGCTAGTAGAGAATGGCGTGAACAGCCTGATGAATTCTGGAGTGAAAGATTTGGCAAACCAGTGACACCTAGGTGGGTATTGCAATACTTCGGTACGGAAGTTATGCGTGGAAATATGTATGACGGCATTTGGGTAGACAGTTGTTTAGGCAGATACAAAGGCGAAAACACAGTAATTTCTGACACTAGATTTGTAAACGAGATCAAAAAAATTAGAGCAAAAAATGGCAAAATTATACTTGTGAAAAGAGGTGAATTGCCTACACAAAAAGAGATGCAAGAACAAGGTGCCCATAAATCAGAGTGGGATTGGATAGGCAGTGAGTTTGATTATATCATCGACAATGACGGTACATTAGAAGACTTATATAAAAAAGTAGATGACTTAATTGTCAGCTTCGAGATCACCGATACGCCAACCAAGTCTACGCATACTGCTTAATCTTTGGCAGTTTGCACACACAGTTTTAAGATTATTAAAATTAGTATTCCGCATATCACCATCAACAAAGAATACATCAAGTTGTGATTGCTGTTGGCTTTTAAATCCACATAACTCACACTTTTTCTTCTTATTATAACCAGATCGCTGTAACGGTGTTACTCCGCCAACTTTTTTGCCAGATTTTTTTCGATTACACGTATCGCACAGACTACGCCAATATATTTTTGTGCCTTTGCGATAGGCATAAGCTCTAGGCTTTGCTTTACATAGTTTACATAAAGGTCTGTCTCTGTACGGCATATGCGTATTTACGTCGCCTATATAGGTACCTAAGAAATGCATGAATTTACCACTAAAACGGCATGATACACTAAATACATTCGTATACGTTAAACTTGCAAGGAGAAAACGAAAAATGGCTTTAACATCACCAGGAGTAGAGGTAAGTGTAATAAACGAAAGTTTTTATGTACCATCAGATGCGGGTACTACACCTCTTTTTATAGTAGCATCAGGACAAGATAAATTAAGCGGATCAGGTGACGGCACAGCATCAGGCACAACAACTGCTAATGCCAACACAGCATATTTGATCTCATCACAAAGAGAATTAACAGAGACTTTTGGAGATCCAAAATTCTACACAGACGCTTCAGGAAACGCACTTAATGGTTATGAACTAAATGAGTACGGACTACAAGCGGCATACTCTTTTTTAGGAATAGCCAACAGAGCTTTTGTATTAAGAGTAAACACAAACTTATCTGATTTAGTAGGAAGTGCATCAGCACCAACTGCCAACCCAACAGATGGAACATACTGGTTTGACCTTGCATCAACTAGCTATGGTATATTTGAATGGTCTCAGACAAATCAAAAATTTACAGCAATTACACCAACGTTGATTACAGAAGTTACTAACCTGGTAGGTAACAGTTCAACAGGTGCACCTAAAACATCAATAGGTTCACAAGGTGATTATGCAATTAACACAACTCATGTTACAAACAAGATTTACAAAAAAACTTCAAGCAATACTTGGGTACAACTTGGGTCAGAAGCATGGCACAACTCTGTACCAGTGTTTTCAGTAGCATCAGGCACAACTGTAACAGATGGCCACACAATGGTTATCAACGGAACAACAATTACAGCAGGCGGAACATCTTTAACAAATGTTGCAAGTGCTATTAATAATTCAGCAGACGGCAGTTCAGTACCAGCATCAGCTGGTGTGTCAGCGGCAATCAACGCAGTTTCTGGAGCATTAGAAATATTCCATAACGGAACAGACTTAGGAGATTCAAGTGCTGGTAGAAACACAATTGACATAGAAGAAGGCACAGGATTACTTGCTTCATTAGGAATTACAGCAGGTACTTACAACGGTGCTCAATTCTTACAAGCGGCACATACTTCAAGACCTACTTGGAAAACAGCAGATGAAAATAGACCAAACGAATCAGTTTGGTTCAAAACAACTAATGCTAACTCAGGTGCAAACTTGAGTACTAAACTTTACAGTGCATCAACTGGAGCATTTTCAACTGTAAGTTCACCATTATATGCGACTAACCATTCAGCAATTTACAACTTAGATCCATCAGCAGGTGGAACAGGTATTGCGGCTGGTACAGTGTACGCACAATATAATGTTACAGAAGATTCGGCATCAGGTGCAAACTCAACTAACGCTTTGGGTGACTTCCAACTTATGAGATATGAAGGTGGAAAAACAGTTATCCAATCTAAAACAACTAATCCAAGCTTCACAGCAGGAGAAACTTTTACAGTTCAGGAATCAATCAAGAACCAAGCAACTTTAAATGCGGCAAAACAAGTTACTATGGTATCTGGAGATGGTTCAACACTAGGTGATGCAGATGACTTTGTTACTGCATTTACAACAGCTGGCTTTACAAACTTAACAGCAGAAGTAATAAGTTCAGGTGAATACAAAGGTGCAATTAAAATTACACACGAATTAGGTGGTGATTTTAGAATGAACGATGGTGCAACAGCGGCTGATCCTACAGCAACAGGTGGAACTCCACTTGCAGATGCAGGATTAAGTACTTCACAAGCTCACGCATACGGAACTTACACAGCTAACAGCACAACTTTAATTGACAACTTATACATAGCACCAGCAGGTGATAAAGATGACTCAACTTTAGGTAACGAAACAATAGCTACTAACTTTAAAAGATTAAGTTACACAGCAAGTTCAAGTGCACCAAGCAATGAACCAGCAAATGGTACATTATGGTACAACACTACTTTAGATGCTGACATCTTAGCACACAACGGTACAACTTTTGTTGGTTACAGAACAGCTTATTCAACTACAGATCCAGAAGGACCACAGTTTAGTGCAACAGCACCAACTACACAGTCTGATGGAACTCCGCTTGTAACAAACGATTTATGGATTGACACTAGTGATTTAGAAAACTATCCTAAACTTTACAAGTACAATACAGCGGCAACTTTAAGTTCAACTAATACATCTAACAGTGTAGCAGTAACAACTTCAGGTGCGGCATGGGAACTTGTTGACAAAGCAGACCAAACTACAGAAGATGGTATTGTGTTTGCAGATGCTAGATGGCATACAACTACTGAAGCTCAAGCAGATGGTAACACACAGGCAGGAACGGCTAGTTCTGTAAAAGATTTACTGACTAACGGACACCTAGACCCAGATGCACCAAACCCAGCATTATATCCACAAGGTATATTGTTATGGAACACAAGACGTTCAGGATACAATGTTAAAGAATACAAAAACGATTACGTAACTACTAGCAAATATCCAGGTTCAGGATCAAGTGGATTAGGAAATCCAAGAATGAGTAATGAATCTGTTGCAGGTTACTATCCAGACAGATGGGTTACTATTTCAAGCAACAATGCAGATGGATCTGGAACTTTTGGAAGAAAAGCACAGAGACAGGTTGTTGTACAACAATTAAAATCTGAGATAGACACTAACCAAGCAATAAGAGAAGATCAAAGAGGATTTAACTTAATAGCTTGTCCAGGATATCCAGAAGTAATTCAAAATTTAATTAACCTAAACACTGATAGAAATAACACAGGATTTGTTATAGGTGATACTCCAATGAGATTGGAAGGCACTTCAACAAACTTGCAGAACTGGGCTAATAACTCAGCAGGTGCACTTGATAACGGTGATGACGGACTTGTAAGCTCAAGTGATTACTTAGGTTTATTTTATCCATCAGGATTTACAACTGACAATTCAGGAAACAGTATCGTTGTTCCACCATCACACATGATGATGAGAGTATTAGCAAACAATGATAACGTTGCTTTCCCATGGTTCGCACCAGCAGGAACAAGAAGAGGTGTTGTTGACAACGCAACTTCAGTTGGTTACATAGATTCAGAAGGCGAATTTGAAACAATATCTGTAACGGAGTCAGTGAGAGATTCAATGCATGAAGTTAAAATAAATCCAATTACTTTCTTCTCAGGAGCAGGAATTGTAAACTTTGGAAACTTAACAACATCAGCATCAGCTTCGGCTTTGGATAGAATAAATGTTTCTAGATTAGCAGTTTACTTAAGAACACAGTTAGACTTAATTGGAAAACCATTTATCTTTGAACCAAATGATGAAGGTACAAGAAATGAAATTAAAGCGGCAATCGAATCATTCTTGTTAGAGCTTGTTGGACAAAGAGCATTATATGACTTCTTAGTAGTATGTGATGACACAAACAACACACCTACTAGAATAGACAGAAACGAACTTTATGTGGATATTGCAATTGAACCAGTTAAATCAGTTGAATTTATTTACATACCGTTGAGAATCAAAAACACAGGAGAAATTGCAAAATTAGGGAACTAATTTTTGAATAAATAGGAGAGAGAAATATGGCAATATCAACATTATCAAAATTTACAGTACCTTTAGCAAACGATCAAAGTAGTGCATCACAAGGCTTGTTAATGCCTAAACTACAATATCGTTTTAGATGTATCCTAGAAAATTTTGGAGTATCAACACCGAGATCAGAAATAACAAAACAAGTAGTAGATGTAACAAGACCCAACTTAACTTTCGATAACGTAACACTTGATGTATACAACTCAAGAGTTTACGTAGCAGGTAAACACACTTGGGAACCAATAACAATTAATTTAAGAGATGATGTAAACAACTCTGTAAGTAAATTAGTTGGTGAACAAATTCAAAAACAATTTGATTTCTTTGAGCAATCAAGTGCGGCATCAGGAATCGATTATAAATTTACAGGTAGAATTGAAATGCTTGACGGTGGTAATGGTTCAAGTGCACCAAACGTTCTAGAAACATGGGAACTTTATGGTGCGTTTGTTGAATCAGTAAACTACAACACGTTAGCATACGCAACTTCAGACCCGGCAACAATAACATTGTCAGTAAGATACGACAACGCTATACAGACACCTACAGGTACAGGAATTGGAACAGCAGTAGCTAGAACAATTGGTACTTTATCAACAGGTGGTGGTAGATAACAAGTTTAAGTTAGCAATTATAAAGTAAAAAAAGCGTCTTTATAGGCGCTTTTTTTGTGACTATAAATAACACTATGCCAAGTATAAACAATTTTTTAAAAGGGTTTCATGATGGTCTTCCAGGATTAAAGGATTACCGACACGCATCGAGATTATACATAGATGACAATTACAAACTCCTGCCAAAACAGAAGTTTCTTTATCATGTATCTTTCCAACTAAACGACGATATAGCATTTGATAAGTTTTCACGTAGTGAACGTTATGAATTGAATATGCTGGTTAAGGCCTGTGACCTTCCAAGATATAACATGAACTATGAAGAGAAGACACAGTATAATAAAAAATTTTATGCGGCAACACGTATTGCTTATGATCCTGTAAACATTACATTTCATGACGACCATGCAGATACCGTAAATGCATTTTGGAAGAAATATTATGAATACATGGTCGCAGATTCCGTATCTATGAATACCGATCTTGCAATAAGCCAGACAAAAGATAACACATATGACAGTATTAGCGAAGCTGGACAACGCATTAACAAATACGGCTTAGACACTCCTAATCAACGTAAAAAACCTTTTTTGAAACAAATAGATATTTTTGTTTTACATAAAAAAAGATTTACATCAATGTCATTAATAAATCCTGTAATAGGTTCATTTAATCATGATTCACTTGATGCGGGAGATGGTACAGGAATTCTAGAGAATCAAATGCAAGTTTTATATGAAACAGTAATATATGGAGCAGGAAATATTAACAGGGCTGATGTTCCAGGATTTGCAACAATACATTATGACAACGAACCTTCACCATTAAGCGTACTTGGCGGCGGTACTAATAGCCTTTTTGGACCAGGCGGTGTTGTTGACGGTGTTGGCTCTGTAATAAGAAACATACAAAGTGGAAATATCCTAGGTGCAATCCTAGGTGCAAACAACACATATCGAAATGCTAAAAAATTAAAAAAAGGTGCAGTCAAAGAAGAACTAAAAGGCATTGCCAAAGAAGGTGTTCTAGATATAGGTAAACAAGCAGGCACAATTACAAATCCTGTGTCGGCATTTTCAGTTGGTATAGGAGCGGCGGCAATAGGTACATCGGCAACAATAGCATCTGCTGTTGGCACAGCCGATAATAAAACAGGCCAAAATAATTCAAGAATTACAACACCAGCACTTGACACAGTGAACTATCTAGGAGCAAATGAAAGTTATAACCTTATCACAACAAACGCAACCTTGAAAGACGAAATAGCTTCGGGCATTTATTACAAAGATATTGGATCTAGAAAAGGATTATCTGTAGCAGAATCAGATATAGAATTTGCAGGTTCTAGTGCAACAACAAAAACAGTATACCAATCTAAAGCAGTGACTGATGTGAGAAAACTTGTCACTGAAGGATATCTAAAAATTGATAGAACCAATCAAGATGTGTCGATCACGGCAGAGAAGGCAACACTATAATGGCTGAATTCTATTCAAATCTACCACCTAAGGATCAAGATAATCTTGAGAAAACTATTGAAAAACTTACGACTACAGATTATCAAGAACCATTCCAATTTAAGGCCGGCGACTATGATGCCGCTATTGGATTTTTTGTAAAAAGAGGATTTCAAAGAGCGGCGGCAGAGTCCACTGCTTATGTTATCTTGTCTCAAGCAAAAATAGATAATGTGTCTCCGCAATCTATATTAGATAAAATTGCTGGTAGCACTGATGCTCAACTTTCTGAACTAATAACGATTGTATTAAATTCAAATAGATACAAGTCTAGTAGATTAGGAGTGAGACAAACTCTTACAACTACGGATACTGTGTCTAGAAATATACTAGACTAATGATACCAAGATTCGCTAAAGGAAAATTCCATCCTAAAAATAGAGAAAAGTACGTAGGACTTAAAACTCCAACTTACAGATCGAGTTGGGAACACGCATTCATGAGACTGTGTGATGAACATCCAAACGTATACAAGTGGGCAAGTGAAAGTATCAAAATTCCTTACAGACATCCTTTTACTGGCAAGTACACTGTGTATGTTCCAGATTTCTTTGTTGTTTACAATGATAAAAACAGCAAGAAACACGCAGAAATGATTGAAGTAAAACCTGCATCACAAACTACAATGGAAATGGCTGGTAAAAGTTTTGCAAAGAAAAAACAAGTAGTGATCAACATGGCAAAGTGGGAGGCCGCTAACGCATACGCCAAACAAAACAAACTTAGATTCCGAGTAGTGTCAGAAGAACAATTATTCCACAACGGTAAACGTAAGTAAATAAAAACAATGACAAAAAAATTAGAAGATATTCTCAATTTACCAAATGTTAAAAAGGCATTCGAAGAAGTTGATAAAAAAGAAAAAGATAAAAAATCTAAAGAAAGCTCTAATGGAGCTGTTTCATCAAAAAATTTAGATCCACAAACTAAGAAAAACTTAGAAAAAAGTTATGCAGAGTTTGATAAAGTGGCGGCGGCACTTCCGCAAGTAAAAGGACTGGGAGAACTTTCAGATCTAGAGCTTGATAAGTTGGCTATAGAAGCCGAAGAAAGCTATAAAAATTTAATGGATTTAGGCATGAATGTTGATTCGAGATATTCTGGACGTATTTTTGAAGTTGCTAGTACAATGTTGCGAAATGCCATAGATGCAAAAGGGTCTAAAATAGACAAAAAGCTGAAAATGGTTGAACTGCAACTTAAGAAGCTAAAACTGGATAAAGACGGCAATAAGGACGGTTCTCCTATAGAAGAAAGCGACGGATTTGTCATATCTGACCGTAATGAATTAATGAAGAAGTTATTAAAAAAAGACTAAATATTGCATATGAGCACATTCACACAGTATCTTACGGAATCAGCAAAGTCATATGACTACAAAATTAAGGTAGCAGGTATGATATCAGACGATTTCAAGAACAGGATGGAAACAGCTTTACAGAAATTTGAACTTGCAAAAATGTCAGCTGGCAAAAAAACACCTATTCAAAGTATGCCACTAGACTTTCCACAATTATCCAATGAAGAAGTAACAATTTTTGATGTTACAACAAACTATCCATGTGGAGTAAATGAGTTAAAAGAATACCTAGCAGATTATATGAACGTAAACGCATCTATGATTGTTGTTAGAAAACCAGGTGAGCCAACAGAAGAGTATCAAGATGCAATGGCAACAGCAGGCAAGTCAGAATATGCAAACAAACTAATGGACATCGAAATGAAAGATGCACCAAAAGTTAAACATGAAGAACATTTTGGCGACAAGTACAACATGAGTTTGATGAGAGAATTATTAAAAACAAAAACTGACAAAGGTCTAGATAAAACAGAAAAGACACAAGAAACTATGCCTAACGAAGACGACAAGACAGCAGGGTCTCCTTTAAGTAAACCAACTAACCCACATCCAGACCCAAAAAGGAAATAAGTTATGGAAATGATCGACGTATTAAAGAAGCTAGAATCAATTGCAGAATCTCAACCAGAATTAGTTGCAGACGCAGTAGCCAACGTGAAAGCAACAAACCCAGCAGAAGTAAAACAAGAAAATAGTTTAATTGCAGGTAAAGAAGTAGAAGCCACAGTGCAAGAATATGCTGTAGGAAGTTACAAAGATTTTTTAAAAAGTAAAGGACTAGACATTTACAAACTTAAAGGCGATGAGCACTCTAAATATGCTCAAGAATATAAAGCGGCAAAAGACAAAGCACATGGTGATGCAACTGCAAAAAAAGGAACAGCAGACCAAGTAAAATACACACCATCAACTAACGACACACCTGCAAAAATTGAAGACGAAACTAACGAAGGCGGAATGA